ATTTGTCATTTTTAATCGTTTAAGATATCTTTTAATTTATTCTCTATTTCATAAATATTCTGTTGGGCCTTATTAATATCAAATAAGTCGGCAATTTCATCGCCTTCACCTAACATTCCCAATATTTTATTTTTTCTACTCTCACTCAACGGTGCTCCACCACCTTCCATCGGTGCGGATTCTGCTGGTGGCGGCATACTCATATCTCCACCCATTCCTGCGTCGGCACCTGCTCCTCCACCTGCACCTGAAGATTCTAATTTAGTTCTTTCATCTTCAGAGATACCGTATTTCTTATCAACTTCGTCAAATACACCAGAACGTTTTATGATTGTGTTAGTTACCATAAGTTCAGCACCTAATGCACGTTCAAGACGTTGTTGTTGTAAATCTAATACAATATCGTTATCACTTAAACCAAGAATATTCTTTTTAGCCCAAGTATGTGAAACAGGTAATATACCCATTTGTGATTGGTCAGATGTTGCATCCTTATATAATGTAATCTTTTCTTTCCACTGTTCAATACGTAATAAATCAGATTGTGCAGATGGGTTTGTTAAGGATAATGTAAAATTGTGTAATTCATCTTCTAAACCTAAAAGATAAAGGTGAACTAAAGCAATTTTATTTAATTCTTGTATTAATGATTTTTGTATTCTATTGATAGTTCTTGCAAAACGAATATCCATTAAAGCAAGGTTCTTACCATCACCAACTACTTCTTCAAAACCTAAGAATGCTTTAGGAATACGTAATGCTGCCAATAATTTCTTTTGGATGTATTCAATATCCGCAATCTCACCCAAGTTTTGTGCTCCAGGTAATGTTTCAATCGGACTTGTTTGTGCCGGGTCACGAACAGGGATGAAATAATCTTGGTCTACCGCCATTTGATTATATCTCATATCCACTTGACCGTTCTTTTGGTCGACAACTTGGTCTCTTTTAAATTTATTAGCAACACGTTGTACGTAAGGCTCAATATCCTTATCATCCATGTTACCAACGAACACTTTAAACACACGTCTTTCAGGAGCTCTTGATGTTCTATAAATTAACATTGCATCTTCTGCAAGTAAAAGTTGTTTCCAAATTCTTCTAATCTTATCTAACATAGATGTACCATACGGTAACTTTCTATCGTCACCTAATAATCTAAAGTGTGCAATTTCCCAAGCTTGGAATTCTAAATCTTTATTTTTCCATGCGAATCTTAATTCTCTTGATGGTAATTTAGTGTTAGTATTAAACCCTGTTTGATTTGGTACCTTCTGAACCGCACCCTCAATTCTCTCAACCTCAATGTTTGGTAATTGTTGACAACCAATAACACCCTTATCGGGGTCCACTTTTAGATATACGAAATCATCACCGTACTTACACATACCTCTAGCCCACATCTGTAGGTTCGTATTGATGTCTAAGACATTATTGAATAAATCAGTTAAAATGTTTTCAATTCTCTTAGATTCAGAATATATTGTTAATATCTCACCCTTCTCCGACATCGTTGTTGATTCTTCTGCGTAGATGTCCAATGATGCTGAAACTTCAGGAGTAAATTCCATTGATTCATAATCATAATATGCGGATAATCTATTTGGTTCGTAATATACCGATTGGTTATATAACGACTGGTCAATTTTTGCCCATTTATCTGCAACATATTGATTCTGTTGTGCTTGTAATAACGCATTTTCAAAATCTTCCTTACTGTCAGTTTTTAATAACTCATCTTTCGAAAATTGAAAAGATGGTGGTGCCTCAACATTAGGACCTTGAAAACCAAACGTTTTAGTTAATTTTTGAAATATCGTTAAATTTTGTTTTGCCATATCTATAAATACTAATTATAACAATCTAAATTATTTTTCTGTAATAATCAATGGTTATCTCTGTTTACCAAACAACCACGAGTATTCTTTATAACTGTCTTTTGGAACATTTGATGGGTTATCACCGTGAAATAAATTATCATCTGTGGCCATTAAACCTATTGGGTCAAATGATGTACCATAAGAGTAAAATGATTTATTTGGTTCATACGTTCTTTCAGATACAGTCCACGATTCTAACATCGCTTTATTCGCGTTCTCATTCCTTTCCAATTGATTGAAACACATGTCACCGGCATATAACGCCATGGACATACTCATAATTGAGTCATCGTGTTGTCCTTTCATGTGGTCAGGTCGACCGTTAAGATAAACAAAAGTATTCAATTCTCCTAATAATCTATTAGACCTAACAATGAATCCTTTCCTTAATTGTTCCTCAAATGCCGCAACTATTTGTGTTCTTTTATTGTTAAAATTTATACCGGGTATCTTTTCCGTCGCTTTCTTATTATACTCCCAAATATTTTGAGTGTTAATACCATCTATGTATAAATTTTTATAGTTCATCTCTTGCAACTTTCTTGATGTTGCAACTCCCATACCACCTGTAATATCGATTACTATAAATGCACCATATAACAGTCCCCATTTATATGCAACTGCAGCTAAATCGTCTGGAGGTATCTTACCAATGTATTCGGCCACTTGTTCTCTATCATCAAAATCAACGATATTAATAGATGAGAAATCTTCACTATCTCCTCTACTAACATCGACACCCATAATATATCTATGACCTTGTATTGGTTCTTTCCAATGCCAAAACGTACCCTGCATATATTTTTCGTTTGGAATGCGAATCATATTTTTTGCAATATTCTCTTGAATATCTCCAGGGATAACAGAGTCTCCTGAACCTAAGAAATCACATTCCAATTCCTGAGAAATCATACGTCTATCGTATTTAAACTTTTTAGACATAGACTCGAACCACGATGATAGTGGTTTATAACCATCATCTAAGTATTCATTATATTTCTCAATATTAAAATCGGACATTACAATCTCATCATCGTTGTATTGTTCCCTATTTAACATATAATGTACAATATCGGTACATTTTACCCATCTTAAATCTTTAGTGTAACGTGGGTCTTTAAACCACCTTAAATCGGTAATGTGAAAGTCATTAACACCTCTTAACGCTTGGTCATAAACACCGTAGTAAATTGGGTCGTAACCATTTGGTGTTGAAATAAGAATAATCTTACCTCCCGTTGATAGGGATGCCATAGATGCTGCCCAAAAATCTTCACCTGCATCAATATATGCCGCCTCATCAAATACAAGTATTGTGGGTGTGAAACCACGTAATGCATCGGGTGATGTTGCAACCGCCTTAACCTCACAACCGTTATTTAATCTAAATCTACTTTCTGAATTTTTATCGGGTGAAAACCCAACGTTAATCCACTCTGGCCATTGTTCTAAAAAGTTTCTAACTTTATTGGCCATCTCAATCGCGGTATCACGTTTGTTTGCAATAATCAATACCCTTTCAGGTTCCGTATTTTTTGCTGTTTGTAGTTTTTTGGAAATCCACGCGGCGGTTACCGTAGTAACTCCCGCTTGTCTATATTTTCTTGTGATATTCTCATTATAATTTTCGTAATCCTTAATCAATTGAATTTGGTCAGGAAAGAGTTCTAATGGAACGTATTTTTTTTGAGTATTATCGTATGTTTGCAAATACGTTTTTAACGCATATGGCGCATCTTTAATTATTCGAGCATATTCATGTAACTGTTCTATTCTACTCATACTAATAAATATAAAAACTAAAGGTCTCGAATTGAGACCTTCATTTTATTTTGATAACCCTATTCCCATCTGTGACAGGAAGTCCGTAAAATTCTCGTCTTTATTTTTTTCCATCAGTTCATCCATTAATCTCCTAAACTCGGATTCAGATTTAGTGACGGTTTCATTATCGACTTTTCTTGATAAATCATAATATATGGCCCCGATTAAGGTTCTACCCATTTCGGTACCTTCCATTATTTCTTTAAACAATAATAAAAACTCTTTAACAGGTAAATTGGCGATGTTTACGTAGATATAGTATTGTATTTTCTTTTTTTCTTCGTCTGTTACAATTGCATTAGGATAGAGATTTGTCAATCTTTTCCAAATTGCTCTACCTAATCTAATATCCCATATTTCATGTTGTATTTGGTCCTCTAAATCTTTGGCTTTTTCATAATTTTCAGGATTTTCAGGTTTTCTTTCTTTACCTAAAAACTCCATCACTCCTTTTATAGCCTCATGTATTAAGAAAGGAAATATCATAGCTTCAGCGTAAATTGTCGGAGGATTTGTTGATGTGTCTATTCTTGTTTTACCTGCACCACCCTCACCTTCACCACCACCAGCTGCTGCCATCATATCATTTGGAATTTGCCAATACCCCAACATCATTGTTGAAACAAATATTGAGTATTTTTCAACAATTCCTTCGATACCCATAATCGCCTCTAATTCGTTAGTTACCGTTTCATAAAGATATGAACCATCAACAGCGTGACCTTGAGTCATTGCATTGATTATTCTTCTTTTTGCTCTTTCAGGATTTAATTCATTAACGTCATCCGCTAATTCTTCTTCCTTTTGTTGTAACTCTTCCTTAGTCTGACTTTTATTTAATTTTATAG